TTCCTATCAATACTAGCATTACTTGAGTTTTTAAAGTGAACTGTAAAGCCAGTTCCAGATATACTGCTAAGTTCAAAATAATCACCAGTTGCCATGTTCTGCGGAGAGATATTAACAGAAGGTAAGAAATTATTTAGATTGCCTAACCCAGAAGTTCCAACGAAAAATGGTGCTGTAAATGTAACTGCTTTTGCTCCTGCTCCTGATGCAATGACAGAAGATTGTTCAGTTCTTGATGGCATAGTTGCTGTATATCCTGCTTGCTGTAAATTCATATTCTGTGCTGTGTCTGCTGTGTCTATAGTAATCCTGAATTGAAATCCTCTACCTTTAAATGTTCCGTTAGCAAAATCATTGAAAGATGTGTAAGTAGGTGAGCTAGAAGGATTATCAGTAGTGGTGCGTACAGCCATCTTTGCGTTTACATCATTAGCAATAGTTCCATCAAAGTCTGTCCAGGTATCTATATTGTCTGTTCTATTATCAAACTGATCTCCTGTATAAAATCCAACTCCTTGAAAATGTCTTTTTAAGACAAGTGAGAATGTACCACCAAGATCAAGAGTATCTACAAAATCATAAGTACCACTAGCATTTGCTGTTGGATCTGTAAGTTTCAATCCACCAAGAGTAGAGTCAAAAGTAAGATTTGATTTTGTTCCGTTATATGGTGTTCCATCTGTATCTTCTCGATCAGTTTTGACAGTAATAGAATCTAAAATATCAACAATAGATAAGGCTACACTAGCTGCATTGGCACTGAATCTACCGCCATCGTCTTGAAATTTAAGAAGATAAGTTCCAGCCAAAGCAGGAGCAATAACTTCTGTTGTATTACCAGCTACAGCCTCGATTACATCTTGAGCAGATTGGAATGTAGCAGCACCTCCCGTCTGATTTGTATGTCTTACATAAACCCGACCTCCGTGCAAAACATCTATAGCAGTTGCCTGTGTAAATCTTAATCTTACAAACTGTTCATTAATAGGCTCAATAGTCAGACCAGAGACATCTTCTGGTAATGCAGTTTTACCTTGAGCTACAAATGTTGTCTCAGTTGCATTAGTAGATATTTCTCCTAAAGCATTATATGAGAATACTTGAAATGAATAAGTTGCTTTTACAGTATCTAAAAGTTCAAAATCACTACTAAATACAGTTTGAGAAACATAATTACCATTCTCGACTTTGTAATTAACAAGATATTGAGTAGAACCAACAACAGGTTGCCAATCAACAATTAGCTTACTTCGAGCAATACTATTTATAACAACTGTTTTTTCTGTAACTGTTAAGTTGCTTGGAGGACTAGCTGGTTCATTTAATATAGATATAGTTCTTGTGGGTAATGCAGTTCCATCTTCAATAAACGCATATTTGCCTTCAACATAAGATAAAGCTGAAATTGTGTAATTTACATCATCTTCTTCTGCAACTTGAATAACTCTAAATAATTGAGTTTGCAATGTTGTACTAGATATTAAATAAGGAGAGTTTACGTTTGGTGCGGAAGTAAAAGCAGAAGCAGTTGTACCATCAGGTTTTGTAACACTATTAACTGTAATAACCGCACCTGTAAAATCAGATATTGAACCTGTTTCAACTGTTCCGTCAGATAAAATTACACTTATTGTTGGATTATCATTCAATGCTGGTAAACCTGTTTGTTCAAGTGCATCAATAGTAATAGTTGTAGTTGTTGCTGCCACTACACGACCACCTCTTCTTGCTCCTGCTCTTACTGGATCGTTTATTTCAATAACAGAACCAGGTCTTACAAGAATTCCTGCATCTATTGAAGTTGAAAATGTAACTGTTTCACTTTCATTTTGTTCAGCAAAAAGTATTGCACGGCCTAATCTTGCAGCTTGATTACGAGATGTACAAGCAAATGCTTTTACCTGTTTTACTATCGCTCCAAATTTAGATATTGCTGTTGCATCTTCTACTACTTCAAAGTCTACTTCTTTGGAATCCATGTTGAAGTAGCTGACAGAAATAACAGAATGACGTTGTTTTAAACTGCTACCTTGATATGTAAATCCTGTTTCTCCAACATTAGCTAAATTAAATAAATAACTAGATGTAGTTGGCTTATCTTGAGATATAGTTACAGAACCAGCAGACCATATTGGCATACATCTCATGACACCTGCTAAATCATTTATTGCTGCAAATGCTTCTTTTGGACTTTGGATATTTACATTGCAACTAAATCTAGCTTCTTTTGCACCTGATCCTGTTCCATCGTCTACCTCTTCATTTGCAAATTTACTTGCAGCTACAAAACTAAATAAATCTAAATTACTATCAGTAACATGATTTCCTAGCCCATACCTAGTGTTTGTAAGCAAATCAAGTAAGCACATCGCAGGGCAGTTTGTATAAACAGCAGCACCCATAACTCCATTGAATATATAACCACTTGGATAAACTATCCTACCCGTAGCATTGTCCACGCTTGGAGTACCAGAACTAGACGCACCTGCTCCTGGTATTCTTACCTTCACTCCTCTAATACGATATTTTCTTGTAGGAATACGATTAAATTGTTTACTATCTAAACGAAGAGCAACATAAGCACTATTGGCATAAGTTGAACTATTATCTATGACTTCTTGAAGGCTGGTAAATTGAAAAGCATTTACTCTTGATGCATCTGTGCTGTCTGCTGTAACTCGAACTACTCTTACATCTACAGGAAAAGCACCTGTAACATCTATCCTATGATCTCTAGCATAAGCATCTGCTGTTCTACCGCTAACAGAAGTGCTTATAACATCTGTGTATCCACCAGAATTATATTGAACTTGAATTTTATACTCGACAGTATCTCCCCTAATATCTCCATCATCTTCAGCCACTTGTATCTGAGGCCAAGTTAAAGTAACAATAATTGCATCTACATCTGTATTAGTAACTTGTCTGGTAACAGGAGCAGAAGTAGTTACAGTAACCCCAACACCAGTAGGTGATCTACTTTCAGCAGGAATCCCACTCATTGCAGTTTGGTTTGATGTTCCAAACTTAGATTTAAAGGTTACATCTTGAAAATTGAAATCAGTATCAGCAGGACTAGCACTTGTAGCTGTTGAATTTAGTATTGGAGTGTCATCAAGAAAAACATCTTTCAGACTTGCATTATCATAAGCAGTTGTACCTTTTGTAAGACCTTCTTTAGAAGCACTTGCAAAACCCTCTATTTCACCTTCAGATATTAAATCTTGAACAGTAGCAAAACTTCTACTATGTAAGGTATCAGGAGCACGATAAGGAGGTGGTGGTGGGGGAGGTGGACCTCCAGATCCTCTAATAAGTTTAGTTTTGTCTGTCATGCTTGTACTTGATTAGTGTCAACTGCTGCACTTATTACAACACTTCCTGTAAATATTTCACCATAAACTATTGGAACGGGAGTACCAGCCCTTGATGTATTTTGCACTCCACTAAAACTAAAAGATAATTGTGGATCTTCTTCTGAGTTAAATTTTTGTGGTTCTGGTAATGGAAAAAGCAAATCAGAAACACCAGATAAAACTAAACTTGCACCTACATAGATGGCAGCTTTTGTTAACGCACCAGAAACTCCAGTTAAAGCACTAAATCCAGTTACACCACTTTTAAAACTAAAAGATATAGCAGGATTAACAATAAAAGCACCAGCAATTAAGGCAGCACCTAATAATATTTTTCCCATTCCTCTACCAGCACCACTAATAGCTGGAATGAAATGTATATCTTCTTGTCCAACAGGATATGCTAATTCATTCTTATCAATATCATAATCACCTACTTTTACCTGATAATATTTTGGACCCATAAAACGCTCTACTTCTGGAAAATTATGTATTAAAAAACTTACAGCTTGAGAAACACTATTAACTTTTATCTCGAACTCTTTATGTCCGATAAATTCTGCTAATTGTCCATATAACTTTAATTTACGAAGCATAGCGATACCTCTTTCCTGTACATTTTAGCAACCATTCAGAGTAAGGCTCTCTACAAGATAGTCTATCGGTCAAATGATGAATAACATCACCTTCAAAAAATAATGCTACATGATTTAAAGTTGGATGCAAAATACTCATCAATAAAACATCCCCATCTTGTAATTTTTCATCAGGTCTAAGTTCTCTAAAATTAGTTCTCCATGCACAATCTTCAAACAGAGGTTTATTATTAAATTCTTCTAATGTTGTAGGTCTTTCCCAATCTCTAAGTTCAATATTTTTTTCTTCTTTATACCAATCTCTTACTAAACTCCAACAATCAGTTATACCCCATACCCATTGACGACCCAATAAAGGTGGCTTATATCCACAAGGTTTTAAATATGCCCATTGTTCTGTTTTTGGATTGACGATATACCAAGGTAAATTACTATCTTCGCAACTAATCTTATCTGCCTGACTAGGAGCAGGTGGTGTTATTGGGTGGCTGTGAACCACTCCAACTATTTCTCCTGTGTTATCAGCCTTTACATAATCTTCTGGGTCAATAATAAAACATTGATGTTCTGTCATTGAAAGATTACGGCAAGGAAAATATCTTTCTTTACCTTTTATATTTAACAACAAACCACAAGATTCTTTTGGATCTTCTCGTTGTGCATGAAGTAATGCTTTATATTTCCAACTCATTGAACAAACGTACCAATAGAAGGAAAGATTGAACGAGTAGCTTGACGACCTGGAATACGAACTCCAGCAAGATCTGTTGGTGCAGCAAGTTCAAATTCAACAATCTCTCTGGTTTCTGTTGCTTTACGATCTATTAAATATACTTCTTGTGGAAACTCAGCAGTAGGATCAGCAGTTGCATTTGTTCCATCAGCAAAATTAACAGCATCAATAAATTTAGCTAATGTTCTAATTCTTGTAACAGTAGCTCCCGTTAAATCATTACCAACAGTTGTTTCATTAACAGATAAAAGTATTGATGAAATTAAACCTGTAGCATTACTAATAGATATTCTAGGTCTGGGTAACTGTCCTTTTTGAAAAGCAAAGCCTGATGCTTGTATGGGAAATCTTAGGTATTCATTTGTAGCCCAAACTATTTTTCCATTTGCATTTAAATTGCTTCCAGCATGAAATCTATAAATTGTATTTGCACCATGTAATGCTGTTGACAATTGAAGAGTAAATAATTCAATAATCGCTGATGGATTTATGTCCTGTAGACTACTAAATACTGATGCGTTTACTGACATTATGATGCTGGTTCAAATACTTGTCTAAAGGTAGCTTGAATCGTAGCTCTATTGTTATATGGTATTGATTTAGTCCAATTTTCGCAAACAAATTGAGAAGATGAACTTTCACCTGGCGGAGTAAAAGTAAAGCTATCACTATCATTTGCTCTAGCATCTAAGAATGTTTCTATAGTATCTGCATCTGTTTCTGAAACATTAAAAGTAAAATTAAAAGTTTTCGGATTCTGATGTTGTGCGAGGCCAAATAATATTCTGTGTTCATAACCATCAGCGAAACGAACAGTACGAGTTAAAGGTGCAGACCTTTTTTGTTGTCCGTATGTAGGTTGTATTGAAGGAAAAGTAGCCATTATGCAAGTAATCCTCCTGGTCTTTGTTGCTGTATTATTTCAGATTGTACTGCAACTGAGATAAGGCGACCAAGCTCTTTGCCCTGTTCTTCATCACCTTCAACAGCAGAACCAGAAGCATCTACGTTTACTACAATATTTGTTGATCCCATAGGACTAACTTGCCCTCCAACAGCACCAGGAGTAAACATCTCAGGACCTTTTTCTCCAACTAAATAAGATTTACCTCTTTGGGCATACCCACCATTAGCAAAAGCACCAGCACTTATTAAACTTGTATCAAATCCTAAATTAAAAACATCATCTGTTATAAGAGGAGCAGCATTTGAAGCTGCACCACCAAACATATTTCCAAATAATCCAAGAAATCCTTTTGATATTTGTGCAGCCATCATTTGTGCAGCCATATCCAAGAAATGATCTGCTATACGCATAAACATATTTCTAAACGCATCTTGAACACTCATTGTTCCTTTTATTATTCCCTTAAAGGATTCTGAAAAAGCAGATCCAAGTGTTTTAGATAATTCAACTATTTGAAATTGTGCACTATTTAATCTTCTTATTTCAGCATTTACATCTTGTAAACCTTTAACTATTGAATATGAATTTTCTTCACTTGCAATTCTTATTTCATTTTGTAAATCTCTTACTTTTGTTAACTCTTCTACAGTTTTAGCATTTCTTTCATTTATTGTTTTCAACTCGTCAGATTGCCTTCTTAATACTCCTGGTCTTATTCGATTACTGCCCTCTGTCTTTCTAAAATCTTTTGTATCTAACTCTTTTTGTTTTTCTAAAGTATCAGTAATTAAATCATTTATTGTTGCTTCTACTCCTTTTCTTTTAATAGATAATATAAGTTTTAATTCATCTTCTAAAGTTAAATCTTTATTGATCTTTCTTATAGCTGATAATGCAGACTCAACTGTATTTGCTTGACTTAAAGCATCAAATTTAGCAAAGTCTCCTCCAAAACTTCTAGCAAATAAAATTGCATTATTTCCAAATCGTTTAAACTCTTGCAAAGCTTTTACTGCTTCTTCTTTTGTAATACCTAAAGACTTACCTAGTTGTCTTACTCCTCTCGCACTTATGTTTGAACTTATACCCATCTGTCCCATTTCTTTGTTTAGTTCTCTAATAGATTTTCTAAAATCAAGAGTTTGTTGTATTTGTTGAGCTATTGCAGTACCAGCTATAGATAAACCAAAACCAAAACCTCCACCTAAAGCACCACCAATACCACCACCAATACCACCGAGAGCAGCACCTAAACCACCTTGACCAAATAACAATGGAAAACCACCACCAATAAGAGCACTACTGGTTGCACCTCTAATTCTTTGATTTCTTGTGCCAGCAAACATACCACCTTCAGCAAACTGTCCTCTCAGTCGATCCATTGTTGATCTTCTCCTAGGCATCGGTCCTATTGGAGAACTGTATGCACTAGCATCATCGATTGGAGTTAAAGGATTTTGACTAAATGCCCTAAATCCTCCCATGCCAGGATTTACATTTCCAAATTGATTTTGTCTTAATATTCTTGTTCGTGTTCTAATTTCTTCTTTTAATATTCTTTTGCGTGTTGCATTTAATTTTTCCTCTTTTTTAATTAATCTTTCTCTTATTTTCGCTACCTCTTTTTCAGATTGTTTTCTAGTTTCTAAAGCTTGTTCAATTCTTTTTTCTATATTGACACTTTGGCCTCTAAAAATACTTTCGCTTGGTGGTAAAGGAGATCTTAAGTTTGCAGAAACAGCTTCACCTGGACCTATTGGACCACTATATTGATTTGCACCTCTCATTAATTTTCTTCTTCTTCTAGCAATAGATTTTGCAACAGGATCTGAACCAACACCAGAACCAGGTAAAGGCATTGGTGTATAAGAAGTTCTTAACCTATTTAATAATTGCTCTCTCTCTTTATATTCTTTATTTAGTAATTTTTCTGCCAATACTAATTCTCTAGCAGCTTTTTCTTGTAATTTAGTTCCAGAAGCTACAGCATTAAAATTTACTTTTGCAGTTGCAAGAATATTATTTAAAGTATCAAAACTTTTTACTACACCATTACCGCCTTGTTGAAATTCTTTTAAAAATTTATTTAATTGTTTTACTTCTAAGCTAGTTCCTTTAAGAGTATTACTAAATCTAGTTAGTTTTTCATTTCCTTTTATCTGAGCAACAATATCAATATTATAATTAGCCACTTGCTATAAAAATTAAAACATTTTCTCTATATTACCTTCTTTTGCCTCGTAAAGCACTAGATCGTTGTGCTTGTTCTTGTTGTTTTTTATATTCATCATTCTCAATTTCATTATAAGCAGCCCAACCTATCATCTCTTCGATAGTCAAAGTTTCACATAACTCAGCTACAGTTTTATGTAATGTCTTAGCTAAAGAAAATAAAAACTGCCAATCTTTATTAGCTTTTCAAATCGGCTTTAGCCTGTTTTACCTCCTTGTCAGCACCAGCATTTACCATTGCTAATTGTATTTCTTCAAGTACAGATGCTTCAATTTCTCTTCTCAAAGATGCTTTATCTCCATCTTGAAAAAGTCTTGCACCATCTTTATCTAATGATTTTTCAATCATCATCTGCAAAGCATAGTCATTTACATCATCAGAATTGCTTTTTTTCTGTATTGATTCTCTTTCAGCAATAGTTAATGGATGCCAATAAACAGTAATAACAATTTCATCATTTTGTTTGATGTCATGTTTATAAAGTTGAGAAACACCAAACTTGTTTCTTAACAGATCAACTGCTCTAGTCATATATA